CCAGCAACCCCTACCATTTAACTAAATATTTAAGTTAGGAGTTACTTAATGAAAATTAACGAAATTGAAAAACAATATCCTATTGAATTAGAAGATCCGGGAACAATTGAAGTACACGGATACGGTGACCAACGAACTGCTACTGTTATTAATATGCAAGTAAACAATGTTGGTCCTAAAAATAATCTTGCTGTTTTTGTAAATGCAAGTTATGGATTAACATGGGAACAAGGAGATCGTTCAGTTGGTGTAGGTAAAGGATGGCTTGCTAGTTTAGAAGAATATACTGTAGATGTTCAATCAATATTAGATGAGATGGGTACTGTAACAGATATACGAGAAGTAAACAAACCATTAGTTGATTATCTTAATAAACAAGTAACACAATTTTTAACAACAATCGAAGACCAAATCGCACAATATGCAGATGAAGGCAATTGAAATAGACGACTGGGCTAATGCATGGTTCAAAGCATTTAAAGAAATAACCAATCCTAATTCACAATTTACACATCAACAAGTTCCAAAGAAATTAACGTGTAAAGACGGATTCACTTTTTCTATCCAGGCAGGTCCTACACATTATTCTACTCCTAAAGCATTAGCAGATCATTACGATGCATTTGAAATTGGCTTTCCGTCTGCTTCCGAACCTATTTGGAATCAATGGCAGGAAGACCCCGACCAAGATCCAACCGAAAGTGTTTATGGTTGGGTTCCTTCAGATATTATAAATCATGTAATAGAATTCCACGGAGGAATAGATCCGGAAAATTTCGTACTAGAGAAGCTCGTTAAATAAATACAGTAAGGAGATCCATTAATGACTCGTGCAGTGGACATGGCAAATTTGATGGTAGCGGGCGAAGTACTTAGTTCCAATGAAGATGTCTTCGAAGGCGACTTAACTGTTGATGCTAACACTAATAAAATAGTAGCCGGACCGGTAACAATACCAAACGTAACAATTAATGGAAATTTAAGTGTGTTATGTCGAAGCCTTACGGTAACTAACACTTTAACAATTGCCTCGGCAGGAAAATTATTTATAAAATAGGATTAATGAACAATGGCAGAGTTAATATTAGGTAGTACAACAGCAATATCAGAATCAGGTGGGACATTAACAATTCCTAATGATATGGTAGGTACTGGTGGATTACGATCACAGCAAGTTTTTACTTCTGCTGGAACTTCCACATGGACTAAACCTTCAGGAATAACCACTATTAAAGTTTATGTTACTGGTGCTGGTGGTGGAGGTGGTGGGACAAGAACTAATAATATAGCTGGGTATCATGGTGCTACGGGTGGAGCAGGAGGTACAGCTATAAAAATATTAGATGTAACTGATATAACCACTTGTACAGTTACTATCGGTGCAGGAGGTGCAGGAGGAACACACGCCTCAGGTCTTGGTAATACTGGATCAGCCGGAGGAACTTCATCATTTGCAAAACTTGCTGGAACAGGTTCATTTACAACAATCACTGCTACTGGTGGCGGAGGTGGCCAAGGTGGTGGAGGTGGAGCTAATAGGCAAGGTGGCGATGGAGGAGATGGTAGTAATGGAGATATAAATTTAAGTGGCAATGCTGGTGGAGGTGCTTNTGATCTCAATGGCAATATTTCCAGTAATACCCCACCCGGCTCTTTTTGGGGTGGTGCTGGTTTGTCAGAAGGTTATGGGGCAGCCAGTCCAACAAATGGTGCTCATGGTGGAGCAGGTGGCGGTGCTCATGGTAGTTACGGATCAACAGTAGGAGGTGCTGGCGTTGGTGGTGCAGGAATTGTTGTAGTAGAAGAATATTCATAAACTAAAAGGAGTAATAAAAATGAAAGCATTAATATTAAATAATAAAGTTGTGGATATTGCTGAAGCAGAGTTCCCAGTTTCACCAGAAATGACATGGATGGATGCTCCTGTTGGGTGTCAGTATGGTTGGTTATTAGAAGGTGATAGTTTAATTGCTCCTCCAGCCGATCCTGAATCTACTTATGCAGAAAAAAGAAAAAGAGAATACAGAGAATTAAACCAGTTAGAAATGCAATACGATGACCAAGTAAACGGCACAACTACTTGGGTTGATGCAATCGACGCAATCAAAGCCAAATACCCAAAACCGGAATAATAAATGAGCAGAATAGCAGACATAATAAAAACAATGGCATCCCCAACAACCGCTGAATTTGGCCCATCCAATGAAGATGTCTTCGAAGGTAACTTAACCGTTGACGCTAACACTAATATGATGATAGCAGGTCCGGTTGCAGTTCCCAATATAACAGTCAACGGTAATTTAAGTATAACTAATGAGGTTGACATTACCACCGGGGATTTAGATATTGACACAAACGGATCTTTAAGCATAGTAAATTAGGATAAATATTGTATGGCAAATATTAAACTAGGCGGAACAACAGCAATAACAGAATCAGGTGGAACTGTAACATTAGATAATGCAGTACAGGATAATATAACAAGACTTGGGACTGTGACTGTTGGGAACCTTAGTAATACATCTATTGTTTACCCTGCTGGTCATGTGATACAAATAATTCAGTATAACAACACAACTCAGTTATCAACCGCAAGTACATCATGGAGTACTTCAAATAAAGTTGTTTTTGGTACTATTACACCCCAATTTGCAAATTCTGATATTTTAATTCAGGGCCATATAGCCACTAGTGCTAACGCAAATGCGGCTTATGCTTTTGTTGACATTTACAAAAATGCTTCTGATTTTACAGAAACAGCAAATTTATCGGCGCAATCATATGGACTAACTCAGATGAATGATGCTTGTATATGGGCCACGAATGGTTATGCTTGGTTAGATACTTGTTCAGAAAATTCTACTAGTGAAAAAACTTATGGTCTTTCTGTTAGAGCACATAGTAGTTCCGGTTCTGCAACTCTTGGTTGGGGAGGTCAGGGTTTTAGTGTTATGGTTCTTCAAGAAATTAAAAGATAATAATTTAATAGGATATTAAAATGGCAGATATAAATTTCTCGGCACGTTTAGAGGCAATTTCGGAATTAGCAAAAATTGCTGATGCTGATTTTACAGCAGAGAATGGTGAAATTACAAGATGGACTAAGGGGGATAAACCTACAGAAGAAGAAATTCAAACTAAACTGGATTCTACTGCCTATGCTCGTAACCGCCAAGTAGGATATTCCACATGGCAGGACCAGTTAGACACACTATTCCATGACATGACTGCAGGAAAGGGCACTAAGGATGGGGAATGGTATAAGGCAGTGGCAAAAGTAAAATCGGACAACCCTAAACCCTAACACGGAAAAAATGCATGACAGGTCCTCATATAGAAGATCACTTGAATCATTGGCAAGAACTCGAACAAGAGCGTGATCACTATCAAGAACAATATGAGGCAGTTCAAAAAGAATTAAAAGAAGTAAAAAAAGAATTAAAACATATTAAAGATATCTATTTCAGAAACAACTAAGGAATTTCTGTGTCATTTTATACTAAAATGCCTATCTTCCAAGTAGAAACTTTAACCAGTCACGATGTATTCCCTACAATGAAAGAAGCAGAATTAGTATATCAACAAAAAATCAAATCAAATATTCCATGCGAATTATACAAAGAAGGTATAAAAGTAAAAGAATATAAACCCAAAACGTTGGATAATATTAAAATAGATGTATGACTACGATGCTTGGGTAAAATGTCATCCAGATGACTTATGGATATTCGACAAACTAATTCTTGCCAAAAAATTAGGTTACCTATGTGGACCAGCAGAAGTAGCAGTACCTGAATCAAATAATTATGTAGTTAGACCTTGTGTAAACCTTGCTGGTATGGGTATTGGTGCTGAATTACGTTTTTTAGAAAAAGGAAGACAGGATTTAGAACCAGGCTATTTTTGGTGTGAAGCGTTTGAAGGTAGACATTTAAGTGTCGACTATGCTATTAATACTAACTCACGCACAATAGAACAAGGAGTAACAACCGAAGGATTTCGAGGTGTTGCAAATCCTTTATGGAAATTTGATAAATGGATAAGGGTTAATGATAAATTAAAAATTAACTTTATACTAACGAAACTCAAAGGCTCCTACGAGCATATAAATTGTGAATTTGTAGGCGGCAAACTTATAGAAATGCACCTAAGACCTAACACAGATATGGGTGAATTTAATGAAATAATTCCTGTATGGGAAGACGAATTAGCTATTCCTCCAGAAAATTATATATATGTTGAAGACAAAGATTACAATAGAAACGGCTTTTTCAAGCGTTAAAGAATACTTTAAAGAAAGTCATAGACTAAGTCCTTTGGCATTTTATTGTGAATTATGCGAAACCATTCTTGTTTGTGGTGCCAGTGCAATATTAACTTATACTGTACTAAATCCTGCCACTAAAATATTCATTCCTATGATGTTTATAGGTAGCATTTTAGGCGTTATTGCTACATTTAAACGCAAGGCCGCATTTGCAATTATTCTAACAACCTGGTTTGTAATAATGAATTTTATTGCATTAATTACATTATTCGGTTGACTTTTTTAACTAAACCATTTATAATAGTACTAATAATAATGCTTTTCTAGTTTAACTTATATTAGAAAGGTAAAACGGGTNGGNCAAACCTGTATCTTTTAGGTGTTCTAAAAGAAAATTTTTGTCCGTAACAAGGTAAAGTGAAAGGAAATTATGAAAAAAATCATAATCCTAATTACCATGGCAGTTTTTGCTGTGGGCTGTTCAAGTAATACCAGGCCTGTACTGGATCCTGAGGAAACCAGAGAATTAACTGTGGAAAGCCTTAAGCCAGTTACATATCCTGATCAATCTGATCGTCCTGAATGGGTAATGAGCGAACCGTTGCTTGAAGGCGATTTAATTTATTTCACAGGTGTGAGTTCGCTTTATGCCACAGAAAAATCTGCAAGACGTGATGCTAAACGTGATGCTATATTTTCCGGTATGGAATACTTGAGCACCGTTGCTAAAGCAAAATACGAGCAAGCAGAAATGGGCTTTGGCCTTGACGGAACTACTCTTGCTCCGACTATTGGTACTCGAGGTTATTACAAGTTCGTTCATATGAATGTACTTAAAGGTGCCCGTACTACTAAATGGTATTTTGAACGTGAAGCCGACATGGTTGGTCGTCCAGGATACAAGTATTTTGCACTTGTAGCGATACCGAAAGAGCATTTTTTCGAAGCGTTCGCGAATACTGCAAAAGCCAATGTTCTTAAAGCACAAAGAGATGCGGCCAATGCCGTTACTCAAATTGCTAAGGATCAGGCAAACCAAACTGTTGAGTTTTGGAAACTCGTAGAAGAAGAAGGTCTTACCACTGATGACTTTTTCCAAGTTCCTGGTAAGCAAGTTACCGCTCAACAATAACCCATTCAGGCGTAGTTGTTATAACTGCGCCTATTCTTTAACTATAGGCTAATAAAGGGCAATATGAAAAATATAAGCATAAACATTTTATGTTTTGCACTACCGTTTATTTTAGGTTGTACGGCATCTGCACAAACGACCCCAAGCAAACAACCAAAAACAAATAGAATTGAAACGTTTTCACAATTAGATAGTACAGAACCAGCAGAAAGACCTAACTGGTTACAAGTTGTTCCTGAATCAACAGAAGGATTTTATTTTGTTGGTATGTCTACTAAGCGTACTGAAAAACGTAATGCAAGAAATGAATCATTTAATGATGCATTAATTGGGTTTGCTCGATACTGTGGACTAAATGTACAATATCTTTCCGAGCATCGTGATACAAGTATGGGTGGAAACGGAGGACTCATTGATACATTCTCAAAGGGCAATACAATTTCTAAGATGCAAGCAGAAATGCTTTTAGGAAATGTTTCTACTAAAGATCGCTATACAGAAAAATATAGTAATTTTTATGGTGGTAGTTTTATGGGCCATGCATTTGTTGATTCAACATTAATTTATGTGCCGAAAGAAGAAATGGATTTGTGCAAGAAAAATCGCAAACAAGCAAATACATTTCTAGCTCAAAAAACTAACAAAATAAAAAAGTTAGAAGAAAAAAATGAATCACTAGAAAATCAACTAGTAGTTGAAAAACAAAATACTAGTGTTGCTCTAGCTCAAGCCCAACAAAGTTCAGAATTCTTTAAACAGGTTCTTAACAAACCAACTCATACGGTTGCTAAAAATCAAACTATAAAGAAAGAAAAAATAATTGTCAAAAGGCATGTTCAAACAAATACAAAAGGATTATTTACATTATCGGCAAAAGTTTTAATTAATAAAATGCCGCAAGATGCAAGTACTGGTGAAAGATATGGAGTTATTTGGTCAAACAGTAATTGTGGTATAGGATTACATACCTGGAAAATGCCAACCGGAAACCAACCTGGATTTTATTTTGATCCTATTTGTAGTACGAGCCATGCAAGTAATATAAACGGAAAAGCAAACAAAAAAGAAGGTCATACATATCTTGTAAAAGCAATAATAGATATAGAAAATAACGAAGCCCGACTTTATGTTGATGGTATATTAGAAGGTACTTCTAAATTAAACAAAAATGAACCATTAGCAAGTAAAAATGATAATTGGGTAACAGGTAAAATGCATGGTCAACCTAACTTTAATGGCGAAGTTATTGCTAAAAATTAAATTTTACTAGAAGAAGCAGATGTTTGTAATTTATAGCCAGTTATTCCGCTTCCTGTTCCTTTAGACCAAGTTTCCCATGTAGGGATTTCAATAGGCGGATTTGTTGTTCTGTTCACAACTGCCCTATAAGCAACCTCACTCATTCCAGGCAGAAACTTAGTTGCTTCAACATAATAAATAAATTCTGCCTGTCTTTTTTGATACCCTGTAGATTTTCCATCTTTAGTATCGCTTTTATATCCGTCTGGATATTTAATTCTCATATCTTGGATACCTTCTGTCCGTAACCAAGATCTATCTTTTAAATCTGAATAATCTCCAAGCATTAACGCACTTGCTTCAGCTACTCGTCGATCTCGTTGTTCGCCATAACCTTGAATCATGGAGGCAACATTATTCCATGCTTCTGTTGTACTTTCTACTCCACTATCTGCACTAGCCGCATTTCTTATTGCAGTTATTAAATCATAATTTGTTTCTGATATGATTGCCTTTGAAATACTTCCAATACTATAACAAAAACTAACAAATGCATCATATTGGTTTTGTGTTAAATGTGTTGGTTTATCCCCTAATTCCGATCTTAATCGTTTTTCAGCTGTTTTAAGATCTTGTCTAAACAAACTATATGCTTGATCTTCTGTAAGTCCATTTATATTTGTATCCTCAGATAAACTATTATAACCAATTCTGTATTCAGATCCATTCCAATATTGATATGCCCTCCATCGTTCAAACCCAAGTATTAACAAAACTCCGTTATCACTTATTTTTAAACTATCCATAGCAATTTTTGTACTAGAATAATTATCAGTATCCTTTACAAAAATAGTATAATCGTATATTGTTGCCGCTGTTGCTGAAATAGCCATTATTTGTAAACTATTGCTCCTACATCTTCTTGTTGTTGAGATCCTGGATCTATTGCAACACTTATATTATGATTAAACCAAGGTTCTTCTTCTGGTACACGAGCACATATACTTGTTGCTGTAGTGGTATTACCGACAAGACTTTTTAATTTAGGTGTTTTTGCAGGCTGTACAGTAGCACTATTTAAATCTACCCTCAAGGCTTGTACTCCAAATTGGCCTGTCGATTTTATGTTACCATTCATATCAGAATGTAAAATAAAATCTTTCATACTATGTAATTCAAATTTACCTACCATTGCATCTATTTTAATACCATCCGAACCTTGACTAAGAATGTTAACTCCATTACCACCATGTATATTAACATTATTATCTGCATGTATGTTTACATCTTCTGCTGAATGCATAGATATACTACCCTTAGCATATACATCAATCTTTCCGTCATTACTTAATTCAACCCAGTTATATCCGTCTCGACTAATAATATAAATCATTCCATGTTCGTCATTTATCATAACTTGAGCGCCATTTCTTGTTCTAAGACGGATCATGCTGTCTGTTCCTTCACTATCGCCATCGTCCATAACAAATTGATGTTGACCAGGTGTAAGTACTCCAAACACTCTGCTAGGTGCTTCTCTACGAGCTCCGCTAGTTGTGGTTCCTCTTACTGCATCATTGGTTAGACCTTGTGTATCTAATGCATCGGCCATAGGATCATGCTTAGGTCTTAAAACGTCTTGCGGATCATTTTTGTTTCTTTCTGCGGCAGGACCTAAACCGCCATAATTAGTAGCACTAGGTATCCCAGGAACTGTAAAATTTTTCTCTTGATGATATAAACAACCCATCAACACACCATTGTTAAGGTCCCCTCCAAGAAAACCGATAACAACTAACGAATCTAGAGTTGGTGGAACCATCCACATACCATAACTTTTTTTAGTATTATCAAAAGATGTGTAATCAGATGTTTCATATTCTTCAGCAGTTGAACCTGCAAACGGAGACATATAACGTACAAGTGTCCAAGCCGATTCAAGGTGCTCTGGACCATTAAAGTCAGGAATCCATACCTTTATTCTTCCCATTCTGTCGCTATCAGAAGTATCTTTAATTTTACCTACATATAAACCATTCGGTTGGTTAAGAACACTTGTAGGGACATCAGTAAATCTGTCTGCTACTTTTGCACTTCTTCCGTCTAATGCCATAATTTTTCCTTACGCTGGTGGACAATATAACTCAAACCAGCCATCTGCATCTGTATATTCATTGCTTCGTACATGGTATTTTGAGGCACCCGGTTGGGTACTGCAATCTCTAAATTCAAAATGTGCATAATTCCATCCGTCTGTGCCACTCCAATATAAACTATTTGCAATTGCCTTTGCACCAATAAGCCCCCAAATAATTTGATTACCTGCTGAAATTGTCGGATCGGCTAAACTTGTAGTCATATATTCATAATCTGGTGATGTGGCTGGTAAAATAATTTTAAATCCTGTTCCAGTTGAATGGTGGGATTCTTTATATTCAGTAGTAGTTTCACCTGCTTTTTTTAATGCATCATGTGCTGATGCAGATCGAACAGATTCGTTTACATATACTACTTTTTGTATTGCAGTATCGGAAAGGCATCCTCTAATAAACGTTGATACTGATTCTCGTATTTTTGGATGTAACCTAGCAATATGCCTATCTGTTATGTCATGTCCGGTTGCTGTAAAACTATAAACACCACCAATTGGTTCTTCTCCGTATCCTGCTACTGAACCGACAGGAGGAGCCAGACCTAATTGCGTTTTTTCGCTTGTTGGTGTAGTAACTTCTAATTCATATGCCATTAATTTTTCCTATATCTATTAAGGTGTCGTATCTTCGTTTAATTGATCTGATGTTGTTATATTATTATTCGATTCTGCTGGTTTGGTATTATCAACAACTATATTTTTATCTAATTGTCCTTTTATTAAATTATAATTTGATGCTAAACTTCTATACGCCTGTAAATGTTGGGTAAATCCACCATCAACGTAAGATGAGATAACATGTGTTACACAATATAATCCACTTATAGTAAAACTATCAGTTATTATAGTATCGCCTGTTTCGTCATGTTCTTGTGGCATCAATAATTTAAAATAAAATAAATTAGATCCATGATCATAATGAGCGGCAAGATTAGTACCTATGTTTGCATATTGTTTATTAATATTAGACATGCCCAACCAGTATGGATCTCCAACAATATTTAATTCTATATTCATAAAGTCGCCGCTTGTTTTATCTGCATATACTTCACCAAATCTAAGAGGAGTAGCACCTGCAACTTGTGTCGTGCCAGTTACTGTATCTGTAGGAATCCCAGTCGCCTGCACTGGCGGAGCATACCAGTTTTCTTGTTCCTGATCATTTTCAGCAGAAAAAGATTCTAAGTATGTACGTTTTATTGGTTCCTCATCTGCTTGTGGTACTGACAAAAATTCTCCAAACTTTGGAGGCATAACTGAAGAATTTAAACCTGTTCCGTTGGTATCTGTTAATGACTTAGCCGGTTTTGCTCCATCTGATGTTTCGGCAATTTCGGGAGAAGATGCAGTTAAATCTTTATTAGGGACCGATCCCGAACTGTCGCTAATGTCAGCACTTGGGTCTTGACTTAAAATAGTATCAGGATTACTCTGCATACCTCCTCCTGTAGCTACCATTCTCCAATATATATAATTCAGTTTTATATCAAAATTTAATACTTCTGTATTTTGTCCAGTATACATATACATGTATTTTTTTGTTAATAACTTGAATTTACCAAGTTGGCCTACTCTTTGCTTTTGTTTTTCCGGATCAGTAAAAAATGCATCAGATAGTGCGGTTAGTCCTTCATCCACTACAAGTTTTATTTTGTATATAAATATTTTTTGGTAAACTTTTCTTTTTGTATCATAGTTATTTGTTATTATTACTTCAGGCACTATTTTAAACCACGCATGTGGACTATCCTGTTTTGTTTCTTTATCCTCGCCAGTTTCTTTTGCTTTTCCTCCGTCAATTGTAGGTAGTTGTTGCATTTCTACTGTTGCCGCAATTGCAACACTAAGAATATCAATTATACTAGATCCTTTATGAAATTCTGAAGTAAGAATGTCACCTTCTAATGAAAGTTTATGTTTAGGGGCCCCCGAATATACTTGTAACCCGCCAAACACCCATTGAGACATTTGCTCAGAAGTTTTGTCGAACCCTATAGAAAAAGTATCAGGAAATTTTGCAGAGTGTTGTGTTTCAAGTTTTGATTCTTCATTTAATATTTTAGAAAATTCAGTAGTAAATTGTCCTAATGTATTTGCAGATATTTTTATAGAACCGTGCAAATCTTGAACACTACTTCGTAATGCTATTTGACCCATTTCAACTAACTTTAAATAATATTTTGCTCCACCTTGATCAACTGCAACTGTAAAATCAGTTATTACCATAGCATAAGAAAAATGATATGCTTTTTCTTTTGAATTTTCAACTGATTTGTCGTCGTTTTCTTCAAACGAAATTTCTAACAAGTATATGGTTTCAGTTCGACTTTTTAATCCTAACGCCTTTTCGCCTCGTACAATATAATCTAAAAGAGAAACACCCAGCGGCTCGGTTATTGTCATAGTAGCAGTTAATGCATATGCCGCCCTTCCTTTAGGAGTCCAATTTACTATATGGGTTGTCTCTAACTGAGTTATATTAAACTTACTAGTTACACCGGTTTCTGCAACTACAATACCATTTTCACTGTTTAATGTTTGGATACCAGACTGTCCTGCCTTTGTCTTATCTTTCGGGGACATCATTGTTAAACGAAGATGATATGTCCAAGATTGTTGAGTAGTTAATACATTAGGTTGCCATTGAATATATAAATCTTCTTTCGTGGCATTTGACGAAAACGGATTTGTTTTAGCTCCGACAGTTCCGCCCATTTGTGTACGATGGTCGTTGTATGTTGTTTCGGTTACTGGAGCACCTATCTTATGCTTGTCTCTTGGATGAGTACCGGACGCTCCTTTCGTTGCCCTTGCTGATCCTGTTATAACATTTTGCGCCGTCATATTTTACCTATAGAATATACTTGCTAACATTATCATTAGAAGGAACTTTTATACTCGTACCTGCTTTAAAATCCCATACTGGATCTCTTAATATATCTCTATTAAAAAATGTGAATACCCACCACAGCCTAGGAGAACCATATAATTCATTGCTTAAAATATCAGGTCTAAAATTATGCCGTTGCTGTAAAGCTACAGTTCGTTCGTCGCCTTGTTCAGATACATCAGGCGGATCGAATATATCTAAATATCGGCTTGTCATTGGGGTTGATGCATATACACTATTTTGTTTATATTTTGCAGAATATTCAGCCATTATATAAATCCTTCATTTTTAACAAGCATGCCTTTTCTAAAATCGTTATAATTCCAATCTGTTCGTACATCGCTTGGTCTATGTTGTACGCTCATACTAACAAATACATTCATTACAGATGGTACTTTAGTTCTAAATACACCTGATTGGGAATCTTTACTTCCAACTTTTTTACCACCACTATACGGTACGTCAACTTCAACATAATCAACCTCATTCGGTAAATCATATGAAAAACTTCGTATAACTACTGGTACATTTTTAAACATTAGATCTCCATATGCATAAAAACGTAATACCGGAGGTGGCTTTCCAGGAGTAGCAGTAAATTCTCCAAAATGCATTTTACTTACAGTACGCAAAAAATGTATTGCACCTATCATATATTTTGCTTCTGCATCTGATTGGGCTGTAAATACACCACCAACATCTATTTGGGGCGGTCTTGATTTAGAAAAACTACCAAATTGATAATTGGTATGAACTAAATCATAATCCATATATTCAACTAAATGTTGTACGTTCATTGTAGGTGTATAAGGAAACAAGACACCTTTTGTTCGACGAATAGGTGCCAACACTTCACTGACATCATTTTCTGATCCATTACTAGTATCATCCCCGCCTCCAAATAATCCTTCCCACAGGCCTTTACTAAAATCAAGACCACCGCCGGTCATAGGACCACCAAACACATTTTTGTTTCCAGGGGGTACTGCAATTCTTACTCTATAATCTTTTGCGTCTTGCGGACTAGAAGAAAACCAATCATCAAAAAAACTCATTAATTAATCCTTTTATCTATCATTGTAAAGATGTTTCCATCCCATTTACCAAAAAACTTCATAAACACTTTTCCTTTGTCTTCATCAGATGCACTAGAACGCATAACATCTCTAAAATTAGTTGCACTCATGTCATCTTCATATGTTGGAACGGTCATATAATAAACTCGTTCTGCATTTGTATCTGGATCCAATCTACTTTCTAACTTAACACCATCATTATATTGCTGTAACACGTTTCCAGGACTTAGTCTTCCTATATCTTTTTCACTAAANGCAAGTATCACTGCNGTAGTATACGGGTCTCGTCCTATTAAATTAATGTCTGGCCTATATGGCATTGTGTTTACTATATGATCGGCCTGTATATTAAACATTGTTGATATAATATGTTGCTTCTCCGGAAAAGTAAACGGATCTTTTGAATAATTGTTTTCATCATGCATTGCTTGTTGTTTTTTNCCAAACATTGTGGCGATAAATATGTTGTCAGCACCAAACTTATCNGCTAAAAATTTATATACTTTNTAGTGACCCTTATGCATAGGTTGAAATCTTCCACCATAAAAAACAACAACTTTCTGCGTATGATCTTCAGTCAACAATTCAGGAATATTCATATACAATCTCTTTACTATATTTATAGTCCGAAAATCATTGACTTTTTGGCGTTCTGAATGTATAATAGTAGTAAACTTATGGAGTATTCTTATGGCGAATTACTTAAACAATAAAGACTTATTAAAAGAAATACATAAATCAAAATTTACATATTGCTGGGTTAATAATAAGGAAAAACATTATTTTTACGATGCAATTATTTTTGATAAAGACGAAATAACCGAAGAATTAATAGAAACATCTTTACAAATACGAGCTGATAGAACCGCAGTTCAAGCATTTGATAAAGCGATGTTTGATTTCCAACTTTCTGGAAAAAAAGGTGACAAACCTAAACTAAACAGTTTTAAATATGACGGAACATTAAAACATAAAGAAACAGAATTAGTATTTAGGCTTATGTCCTTTGATCATATTCCTCTAGAACCAGGAAGAAAAAACAAACCCAAAACCCAAGCAGATCATCACGCAAAGGTTAACTTCCCACCATTTAAGCATGTTAGTGCAAAAGGCCGTGAAATTGCTCGATCACATTGGAAGGGCGATCGAAAAACAGGCACATTTAGTGTTGACCACGGATACTTAACAGACCACTTAGCAAAGATGTTTATAAAATTATGTGATAGATATTCTACCAGAGCAAACTGGCGAGGATATACTTATGTAGACGAAATGCGTTCGCAAGCATTATTACAATTATCACAAATTGCATTACAATTTGATGAGAGTAAAAGCCAAAATCCTTTTGCTTATTATACGGCTGCGGTTACTAATTCATTTACTAGAATATTAAATATTGAAAAACGTAATCAAAACATACGAGATGACATGCTTGAAAAAGCAGGTCATAATCCTAGCTATACTCGACAAATGAAACATACTATCGAAGCAGGTGAAAGATCAGAAGCCGAATATCAAGAAAAACAACAACTAAAAAAACAAATAGAGGAACAATATTAAAATGAGTAATCTTTTTAAAAAGGTTGCTTGTTTCACAGATATTCATTTTGGTTTAAGAAATAATAGTAGACAACATAATACAGATTGTGAAGAGTTTGTATTATGGTTTATTAAAGAAGCCAAAAAAGCAAACTGTGAGACTTGCATATTCCTAGGCGACTGGCATCATCATAGAGCATCTATTAATGTTAGCACTATGAATTATACGATGTCAAACTTAGAATTTTTATCTAAGGCATTTACAAATGTCTTTGTAATAATGGGCAACCATGATTTATTTTATAGAGATAAACGTGAAATTAATAGTGTAGCATTTGGTAGTTTATATGATAATATACATATTGTAAATAATATTTTTACAGAAGGCGATGTAAGCATAATACCTTGGTTNGTTCAAGATGAATGGAAAGAAATGCCTGGTATAAAATCTAGGTATATATTTGGTCATTTTGAACTTGGCGGATTCCAAATGAATCAGTTAATAGCCATGCCTGAAACAGGAGGCTTGCAAAAAGCACATTTTAAAAATCAAGAATATGTGTTCTCTGGTCATTTTCATAGTCGTCAAGAACAAAAAAATGTTATATACATGGGTAACGCATTTCCGCATAATTATTCGGATACATGGCAAGATGATCGAGGTATGATGATACTAGAATGGGGAAAGAAACCAAAATACATAGCATGGCCGAATGCTCCTTCCTTTAAAACAATTAATCTTAGTACTCTTGTTGATGATCCTGAAAAATACTTAAAACCAAAAACATACATAAGAGTTACACTTGATATTGATATATCATATGAAGAAGCAACCCATATAAAACAAGTTTTTACAGAAAAATACGATTTACGAGAAATTGTATTGATGCCACAAAGAGAGGATGAATATGCTGACAATTGGTCAGCCGACGAAGGCGCTGTTTTTGAATCAGTAGATCAAATTGTACTAAATGAATTAACTGCAATTAAATCTACCCATATAAGTAACCAAAAACTTATTGACATTTACACCCAATTGACTGTATAATAATTCTATGTTGACAATTAAAGAAATTACGCTAAAAAACTTCATGAGTGTTGGCAACGTAACTCAGGGAGTTAGGTTAAGCGATTCCGGATTAACATTAGTTCTTGGAAACAATTTAGATTTAGGTGGTGACGGATCACGCAATGGAACAGGTAAAACTACCATTGCGAATGCGTTATCATATGGATTATTTGGACAAGCACTAACAAATATTCGGCGTGATAATTTAATAAACAAAACAAACGGCAAGCATATGCTTGTCATGATTGAATTCATACATAATAATATAACCTATAGAATAGAACGTGGACGAAAACCTAGTGTATGTAGATTTTTTGTTAATAATGCAGAACAAATAGATGAAACAGATGAAGGGCAAGGAGAAAGTCGATTAACTCAAGAGCAAATTGGTAAAATTCTTTGTATGTCGCATAATATGTTTAAGCATATTATGGCACTCAATACATACACAGAACCGTTCCTTGCTATGAAACAAAATGATCAACGTAACTTAATTGAAGAGTTATTAGGAATTACTTTATTATCTGAAAAGGCGGCACTACTAAAAGAATTAGTACGTGAAACAAAAGATAAACATAAAGAAGAAGAATACAGAATAGGCGGTGTACAACAAGCAAATGAACAAATTAAAAGTTCAATAAAAGACTTGCAACGGCGCAGTGATATATGGGATAAAAAACATACAGAAGATATAGAAGAATTAAAGACTAAACTGTTAGAACTTGCTGAAATAAACATTAATAATGAATTACAAGCACACAAAGACTTAGAGGCATATAGCACTAAACAAAGAAAAACGTTACAACTAGACGTGGATTTAACACAACTAGACACCAAAATAGCCAAATTAAATCAGGATCTAACAAGCATAAAAGATGAAGCATGTCATGTTTGTGGTAAATCATTAGATGATGATTTGCACAAAACATTACTAAAAGACAAAACAAACAAACTAAAAGAATATGAAAAAGATCATAAAGTTGTAGCATCTGAAAAAAAAGAATTAGGCGAATTAGGCAAACAACCTGTTGCTCATTACGATAGCATAAGCAAAGCATATGATCATAAAACAACATTAGATACATTATCTAACCAACTTGAACATAAATTAACAGAAACAAATCAATATATAGATCAGATTGAAACACTAAAAAATAAAGGGTTACAGGAAATTAATTGGGATAATATTAATGAACTAGACAACTTAAGAGAACACCAAGAATTCTTACTTAAACTACTAACAAATAAGGACTCTTTCATAAGAAAGAAGATTATAGAGCAAAATCTTAGTTTTTTGAACACAAGACTTAAATATTACTTACAAAAACTAGGTCTTCCACATTATGTTAAATTTCTTAGCGATATGAGTGTAGAAATTACAGAACATGGTAGAGATTTAGATTTTGATAACTTGTCAAGAGGAGAGCGAAACAGACTTATCTTAGGATTAAGTTTCTCGTTTAGAGATATGTTTGAATCTATGAATACTCCAATAAATTTATTGTTTATTGATGAACTTATAGATTCAGGTATGGATATAAGCGGAGTTGAATCTGCATTAGCTGAGCTAAAAAGAATTACAAGAGATAGAAATAAGAATATATTTTTAATATCACATAAAGACGAACTTGTGGGAAGGGTAAATGATATACTTAACGTAGTCAAGGAAAATGGATTTACCACGTTTAGTTGTGATAAGGAGGTTTTAGAGCATGCCTAATGCTCAAGCAAAATTTTTTATAGCGGCTCCATTTGGAAATTACTTAAAATTCGAAAATGCTATAAGTGTTAAAGGTAGCTATACAATGTTGCATAGACCAGGCTTGGTTAAGCAACTTATCAAAACACTTAGGTATGATTTTAATAAAAAAGGTTGGAAAAACGAATTAGGACTTCGTAATCCGGGTATAAGACGAGGTCTAAATAAATACAAACATAATGACAGAGAAGTTATTAGCATTGCCGCAATACTACCAATTGATTGGGAAGACTTTGCACGAATAATACCTGACTATATAAACTTAGAACTCAATCTAAGTTGTCCAAACACAGATAAAGTAGAAATTAATTATAAAACACTTACTAAGTTTTACAATGCGTTTTGGGATAATAAAAGACAATGGTGTATAGCCAAAATATCGCCTCTATCTACAGAGGACGAAATCAAAAGGTTATTAGACATTGGGTTCGGTCAGATCCACTGCTCCAACACCCTGCCTATTACTGGCGGAGGATTGAGCGGAAGGGAATTGATAAACTACACAGCGAAACACATCGATTTCCTGAAGACAAATTATCCCTCAGTGAAGATTATCGCAGGAGGCGGAATTAACCATATTGATATTGTTAATTTTTATAAAGGCAGAGGCGCGGATTATTTCAGTTTAGGAACTGTTTGTTTTACACCTTGGAAATTACGCAAAATACTCAATGCCTAGTAAAAGCAAAATTAAAGGTAGTTCATTTGAACGAGATGTTGCAAAAGAATTATCCGAACTGTACGACGAGAGTTTTGTAAGAACTCCGTCGTCGGGTGCTTATGTTGGCGGCTCTAATGTAGTACGAAAAGATTTTTTATCCGAGGGACAAATACAGTCTTTCAGAGNAGACAT